TGTAGCGGCTGGAGAGGCTGTCATACAGGTTATCTTCCACAGCTTCCTCGGTGATGGAGAAGCCCATCGCGATGGTTTCGTGGGTATAACGAGCAGTCCATGCTTCCTGCGCATTGTCATAAGCAATGGCAGAGCCTTCGTTCTTCACCGGAGCGGCGGAGAAGCCAGACAGCTTGGTTTCCTCTTCAAAGCTACGCTCCGAGGTCTCGGTTTCGTAGATTTCCTTGTGCTCTTCGCCATACTTGGCGTACTCAAGGCCGAACAGAGCGTTCAAACCGGGGAGCAGTTCCTTGAGCAGTTGTGCGCGACTAATTGCCATGATCTACTCCTTAGATACCGGTGGTGTTGTTGTAGGTATGCGTATTGATCTTGACGATCATTTCGACATACGTGGTCGTGCTCGTAGCAGTTGCAGGCACAACGTCAACGATACGGATGGGGTACGTAGCGGTAACGTCCGTGGTGTCGTCAATTGCCTGAGCGGAATCGCCGGTGTTGGCGTTGCCAGAGTTCAGAACAACAATCGCGTTCTGGCCAACAGCAGCGCGGGTCAAAGTGGCGATCGTGGTGCCAGAAGACACAACAGCAACCTGGAACAGCGCGCGTGGGTCATCAACAACGTAAGCCACAACGTTGGTCACGCCGGATGCGGGAGCATACTGCGCTTGAACGGTTTGGCCAGACGAGTTGGTGTACTGCACGCCCATGCAAACGCCAAGCGCTTGGGGGGCAGCAGAACCACTGGCGATAACGGCGCAACCGCCATCAGCCAAGAGCTCGACGAGATCGCCGGTGTAGATAGCCCCGGATGAAACCGGAACCAAACGAGTAGACCCCGCGTACGGCGTACCACCAATGCTATTGATGGGTCGGAAGCCGTAGGGAGCCGAAACGGTAGGATATGCCATTTGTTACTCCAAAAAGTTTAAATACCTTTACCGAAAGTGACCTTCGAAGACCGCTCTTTGAAAAGCGGCATACGCGGATCATTTTCACGCATGTAGGTGTTGTCCACAGAGTTCATCTGAGCTTCCGCTTGTTGGCGGTAGTACTCATTACGATCCTCAGTAAACTCCACCGGGGTTTTGCAAAGCAGCAAGCCACCGATCTCAATGGAGTCAGGGAAGCGGGTAGCTCCACCGGCGACCATAGTGATCTCGGGATGCTCAGAAGCCTTGACGGGTTCCCAGCCTTCGCGGAGTTTTGACGAAATATTGATGGCGTCAGGATTGTTCAAGGTGCTCAAACGAACCCAGCGAAATACATAGCCCGGCTCCGGGTTGGGGTCAGGCAACAGTTGCGGCGGCGTCCACTTGCGTTTACGGGCCGTTTTTTCACGGGTCTCAAGCTCGCGGCTTGTACGCTTGGTCTGTCCAATATCTTCAGTCATGTTTATTTCCTCATTTCATCCGCAACCTTACGCGCATAGAGTTCCAATGGAACACCTAGGCGTTTGGCGATTTCCACCTGCGATTTGGTAAGTACGACTTTTCGGGGCGCAGTACTACGTGTTGCCGGTGAGACAACGTTTGATGGCTTGGAACGCTGAGTAGGCGCATCAGCGGGCTTCTCTGACTCAAACGCATCAGGAAACCGATCCCGCATCTCTTTGTCGATACGTCGGAAGTACTCTTCTGACGTAGTGGAGACGCCTTCATTCTGCACCAGGTCTTCATGAACTGCCACAGCGTAAGCAGTCATTTTCCTATTGGTGCCGAACCAGGGATTCCGCTCTTGCCATTCGTCCACACGAGGATCTGAACGAGGGGCGCGAGCTTCTGGAGGGGGTTGTACAACAGTTTTTTCTTCTTGTAAAGGGGCTGGCTTGAAATTATTAACCCGTTCCATCTTCAGCTTGATGGAGGTTAATTCTTCCTGAGCCGCAACCAATGCGTCAGAATCGCCTGCCTCGTACGCTTCCTTGTACTTACGCTTGGCGTCATTCAGCTCATTGGCCACCACTTTTTTGGCCTGCTCAATCAACGCGGCTTGCCCATTCGACAAAGAGCCCTTGAGCTTCTTGTTCTCCTCGGCAATAGACTGCGCAACGCGGACCGCCTCTTCGCGCTCCCGCTCTGCACGCTCTTTAGCGCGGCGTTCTTCGTGGTAGCCCTTGGTGAAGTGCTGAATGCGTTTCTTAACGCTTTCGTCGTACTTATCCAGCTCTTCGTCTGACAGCTCCTTGGGGGGCTCTGCCATGGGTTTACGGTTGCGGTCTTCCGGTGGGGTGTCGTCTACAACCTCAATCTCGGGTTTACCCTCACCTTCGACCTCAAAAGACGCCTCTTCTTTGGCCGCTACAACGGCGCCACCCTTCCTAGGGTTTTCACTACCCTCGTCGGGGAATTCGAATTCTGTTTTTTCCATGTTGTCTCCTTACAGACGGGTGATTCCGCGCGGATCCTGCACCACGGCTTCCACCGAGTCATCGTTGATGAGGCGGAACTCTTTGCCATGGATCTTGATGCGGGTGCCGGTGTTGGGGCGAACCAGCACAAAGTCGCCCTGTTTGCACGACGGGCCGCTGGGGAAGCGCTTCTCGTCTTTGAATGCGTCCGGGCCCAGCTTGACCACGAACAACACAGGGGACAACAGCTCTTCGTAGTGCATGGTTTGCCCAGCTTTCACAAGCCCGGAGTCACCATACTCTTCTTCAATGTCCGGGAGTACACACAAGATGTGGTACGTCGCCGGATCAGGTACTTGCCGTGCTTTCTCTTCCGCCGTAGCGTTGAGAATGCCGGACAGGTCTACTGCCGATACGTCAAATTCAGTCATCTTCAAACTCTTTCAAACGTCGCACGAGGTCACCCAGCTCTGCCTGTGCGGTCTGGAGACCTCGGATGAATCCGCACAGTTCTCTGTAGTGAGCGAAGTCGCGTGCGCCTCCGTCACCCAGCAGTTCGATGATGTCTTTCTTACGCTGCTCCAGCTTAGAGTCAACGTACTCGTAGGCTTTCCTGTCCATCAATCTCCTTTAGGTTTTTTCGCCGGTTTTGGTTTCGGCTGAGATGCGGCCTGGCGTGCGTTATAGATGGCTTGCGCAGCGTTGAGGTTGGCGCTCCTCTCCGCGTGGTCCATCTTTTGGGCATGCACCTGGCCCCCGTGTGCCAGCTTCTGCTGGTGTTGTTGTGCCTGCATAGCCTGAGCTTGCTGCGCCTGCTGCGCTTGTTGAGCCTGCTGTTGCTGGGCTTTCATAGCCGTAATCTGCTGGTCCAGCTTCATACGGGCCACCTCAAGAGCGTGTATCTCCTGGGCTTGCAGGAGCTCTTGCTGAACGCGCATGGCGGCCATCTCGGGGTCTTCGCCAGTTTTGGCAGCGCCTTCGCGGGCCTTGAGCGCCAGCTCTTCCGACTTGAGCTGCAGGTCGCCCAGAACCTTGAGCTGCTTGGTATCGGCTTCCTGCTCCTTGATCTCCAGCTCTTTCATCTGGATCTGGATCATGGGGTCCTGCATAGCCTGCTGCGCTTGTTGCTGCTGCGCCTGGCCTTTGCTCTGAGCCAGCACTTGTTGTGCAGCCTGAGCCACCATGCGCGACAGACCAACCTCCAGCTCCTCGGGCATCTCCTCGTCGGGCTTGGGCATCGGCAGGCCAAGGCGATCCTCGACCTTTTTGCGGTACGCAAACGCCAGGTGCTCAGAGACGTGCGCCATGATGGCGGCCTGCATAGCCTGGGCCTGCGGGCTTTGGCCAATCTGCTGCATGAGCAGGGGGTCTTGCATCATGGCCGTGTGAACAGCGATGTGCGCATCGTGGTCTTGGTAGATAAACGCCTTGGTAGGCTTGCCGGTCATGAGCGCCATGTTCTCAGACACGGGGTCTTTGGGCTTCATGTCGTCCTCGATGGGGACGAGTTTGTCAGCGTTCTTGATGCCCAGCACCTCGATCATCTGGCGGTGCAGCACGGGCAGGTCATAGATCTGCGGAGCGCCCTGGGCCAACTGAATCACGGCCTGGTACTGCATGATCCGCTGCGCCATCGTGGCGCTGTTGGGATCAGACACCGGGATGACATCGCAGGCGTCGTAGTCTGCTTGCTTGGCCTTGCGGTCCCCGCTGGACGGGTTGAACTCATACTCTTGGGGCGCGTAGTCGCGAATGATGCCCTTGAGGAGCTTGAACTCCTGCTTCATCGAGTAATGCACACGCGCCTGCACAGCA